TCGCCAAGACGTTTCTGCCGACCAAGGAGCCGGAGCTCACCGGCGCCACCGACGAATGGCTGGCGCGCGTCTGCTGCTACGCCTTCTCGGTGAGCCCGCAGCCCTTCGTGCGCATGATGAACCGCGCCACCGCGGAGGAGGCGCAGGACCAGGCGCTCTCCGAAGGGCTGGCGCCGCTCCGGCAATGGGTGAAGCAGCTCGCCGACGACATCATCGCCGCCGAGTTCCAAGCGCCCGATCTCGAGTTCGCCTGGGCCGACGATCTGCCGAACGACGCGGTCGCGGCGGCGTCGATCGCGGCGGATTACGTGAGGGCCGGCATCAAGTCGGTGAACGAGGTGCGCCGCGAGCTGGGCCTGCCGCCGGTCGCGGGCGGCGACCGGCCGACGGCGCAGGCGCCGCAAGGTCCGGTGCCGCCCGGCTGAGGCCGGCGCTCTACGCCGCCTTCGCGAACGCGGCCTGGGTTTCCTTCTCGAAGGCCAGGACCTTCTGCACGCTCGGGCGCTTCTGCATCCGCTCGAAATGCGCGAGGCAGTTCGTGAAGCCGCCGAGCGGCAGGTTGAACTGCGTCGCGCGGCGGAAGCACCAGAAGAAATGCGCGTCGGCCGCGGTGAAGTGATCGAAGAAATGCTCGCGGCCGGCGAGCAGGTCGTCGGCGATCTGGAAGTTCTCGAAGAGCTGCTCCTGCGCGAGGCGCTTCACCGACTCGTCCGCGCCGGCGACGTCGCAGACGCGGGCGGGATTGTTGATGCGGGTGAGGAACGGGTGGATGCCCGAGGCGCACCAGGCGAGGATCGAGATCGCCTTGAGCTCCTGCATCGGGTCGGACGGCAGCAGCTTCGCCGCCGGATAGGTGCGGTGGATCCATTGCTGGATCGCGACATTCTCGGAGAGCGGCGTGCCGTCGATCACCAGCGTCGGCACCTTGTGCTTCGGGTTGATCTTCAGGTAGTCGGCGGCCATGTGCTGCCGCTTGCCCATGTTGATGGGCCGCACCTCGAACGCCGCGCCCGCCTCGGTGAGCGTGACATAGGGCACGAGCGAGCAGGCGATCGGCGCGTAGTAGAGGACCAGGGTCATCGGACTCTCCTCCCGGGATGGGAAGGAGCGAGCCTACAGCGCCGGCTTCCGGCGGCACAAGATCGGCGGCAAGCGCCGCCCGAGCGGAGATAGCGCGCATGAGCTTCAAGTACTATTTGCCGATGCAAAAAATCGACCGCGCGGCGCGCGAGGTCTATGGCTATGCCTCGACCGAGGCCGAGGACAGCCAGGGCGAGATCGTGCGGCGCGCGGCGCTCGAGGCGGCGCTGCCGGCCTACATGCGCTTCGCCAACATCCGCGAGATGCATCAGCCCTCGGCGGTGGGCGTGGCGAAGGAGGCCGCGGTCGACGAGACCGGACTCTTCCTGAAGGCGCGGATCGTCGATGACGAGGCGTGGCGCAAGGTCACGGAAGGCGTCTACAAGGGCTTCTCGATCGGCGGCGCGGTGACGGCGCGCGACCCCGCCGATCCCCGCGTCATCACCGGCGTCGAACTGACCGAGATCAGCCTGGTCGACCGCCCCGCCAATCCCGAGGCGGTGTTCGCGGTGTGGAAATCATCGGACGGCAAGGAGCGGAGCGAGATGGGGCTCTCGGCCGAAGCGTTGAAGGCGGCGCGCGCGCGGCTCGCGCAGAAATGGGTGGCGAGCGACGGCCGCGCCTTCGCCCGCGCCGAGGACGCGGCGAAGCACGAGGCGGGGCTCGCGCAGGACGGGGCGCCGCCGCCGGCATCGGAGGCGCAGCCCGCCTCCGCCGGCCCCGCGCCCGCCGCGCGCAAGCCGCTCGGCAAGGGCGCCGGCGCGCTGGCGCGGCTCGCCGCGGCGGTGCAGGAGATGGCCGCACTCGTCGATGCGCTCGCCGAGGAGGAGGGCGCCATGCCCGACAGCCTGGCCCGCGCGGCGGCGCCCGCCGAACTCGCGAAGCTCGCGGCCCGCACCGAGGCGCTCGAGGACGGGCTCGGCACGGTGCTGCCGCTCCTCAAGGAGATGCGCGACCTCGTCGAGAAGGTCGCGGCGCAGCCCGCGGTGGTGCCGCCGGCGCGGCTCGTCGCGGTGGACAAGGGCGCCGATGTCGCGCGCGAGCTGGAGCGCATCGCGCAGCAGCCGCCGGCGGTCACCGCCTTCGAGCTCATCCGCCGCGCCATGCGCGAGCCCATTCCCTTCGGCGCGCCGCTCGGGAAATAGGGCGGCGTCTTCCCTCGTCACGATCGAACACAACGGAGTCATCCCATGACGATTCTCGCGCAGAGACTCGCATCGCTGAGCCTCGACCCCAACCTGGTGCAGCAGACCATCGCCGCGATGAAGGAGGCGGCGCGCAATCCCGTCACCGACCCGGCGCTGGGCGGCTTCGCCGGGCTCCTCGGCAAGGCCAGCACCTTCGCGCAGGCGGCCTCGCCGACCACCGGCCTCACCTATTACGATCTCGAGCCGGGCGCCAAGTTCCTGGTGCCGACCGTGACGCCCTTGCGCAACGAGATCGCGCGCGTCGCCGCGGTGGGCGGCATCGAGGCCGATTGGCGCGCCGTCACCGGGGTCAACACCACGGGGCTGCGCGCCGGCGTGTCGCCCGGCAACCGCGGCGGCAACATCGCCGTCACCACCAAGGATTTCACCGCCGCCTACAAGGGCATCGGCCTCGAATCCAATGTCGACTGGGAGGCCGAGTACGCGGCGATGGGGTTCGACGACGTGCGCTCGATCGCCGGCACGACGCTCCTGTGGTCGCTGATGATCGCCGAGGAGGCGATCATCCTGGGCGGCAACCGGCAGCTTCCGCTCGGCACCACGCCGACGCCCACCGTCTCGGCCGCGACCTCGGGCGGCGCGCTCGCCGCGGGCACCTACTCGGTGATCTGCGTCGCGCTCACGCTCGACGGCATGCTGAACGCCTCGGTCGCGGGCGGCATCCAGGGGGCGATCACCCGCACCAATGCCGACGGCTCGACCGATACGTTCGGCGGCGGCGCGGCGAAGCAGTCGGCGAGCCAGACCGCGACGGTGGGCTCGGGCTCCTCGGGCAGCCTCGCCGCGTCGGTGGCACCGGTCAAAGGCGCCTACGGCTATGCCTGGTTCTGGGGCGCGGCGGGGAGCGAGGTGCTGGGCGCGATCACGCCCTCGGCCTCGCTCGCCAACTGCAGCTCGAGCGCGGTGAACAGCATCGTCATCACCGGCGCGGCGACCGGAACGCAGACCGCCGCCTCGCTCGGCAGCGCCGACAACTCGACCAACGACCTGGTGTTCGACGGGCTGCTGACGCTGCCGCTGCTCGCCGGCGCCAACGGCTACTACGTGGCGCAGCCCACGGGCACGGCCGGCACGGGCACGCCGCTCACCGCCGACGGCGAGGGCGGGATCGTCGAGATCGACACGGCGCTGCGCTGGTTCTGGGACAATTGGCGGCTCTCGCCCGGCGAGATCTGGGTGAGCGCGCAGGAGGCGCTCAATATCGGCCGCAAGATCAGCCAGGGCCCGGGCAGCGGCGCGAGCAACCTGCGCTTCGTGCGCGACGTGAAGGACGGGCTGCTCGTCGGCGCGGTGGCGGCGCGGAGCTATCTCAACCGCTTCAGCCTCTCGGGCGCGGTCGAGATCCCGATCCGGCTGCATCCGAACCTGCCGCCCGGCACCATCCTGTTCAACACCAAGGTGCTGCCCTATTCGCTCGCCAACGTGCCGAACGTGAGCCAGATCCGCACGCGGCGCGACTATTTCATGATCGACTGGCCGTTCCGCACGCGGCGCTACGAGTACGGCGTCTATGCCGACGAGGTGCTGCAGTGCTACGCGCCCTTCGCCATCGGCCAGATCACCAACATCGCCAACGGCTGAGCCGAGGCCAGCGGCAGCACAACGGGAATGGATGCCCATGAAAATGAAGCCGACCGGCACGCAGACCGGCTTGTCGCACGGCACGCCGGGCCATGTTTATCTCCTCGACGACGACGGGCTGATCGACGTGCCGGACGAGCTCGCGGAGATCGCGCGCTCGCACGGCTTCCGCCCGGTTCCGGCCGCCGCGCCGCCGCGCGCGCCGCGCCGCGCCCGGGCCGAGCGCTGAGGCCCGGCCATGGGCGCGCCCGGCGACCTCACCACGCTTGCCGCCGTGAAGGCCTGGCGCTCGCCGCCGGTCACCACCACGGCGGATGACGCGCAGATCGCGCGCGCCATCACCGCGGCGAGCGCGTTCATCCTGCGCTATCTGCAGCGCACGCTCGTGTCCGAGACGGTGCGCGAGACACGCAACGGCAGCGGCGGCCGCTCGCTCGTGCTGCGCGAGGCGCCGGTGACGGCGCTGCTGTCGCTCGCGGTGGACGGGGTCGCGATCCCGGAAGCGCCCGATGCGACGAGCGCCGGCTACGTGCTCGATGCTTATGCGGGGACGGTCCATCTGCGCGGCTATGCGTTCCGGCGCGGCGTGCAGAACGTCGTCGTCGCGTATGTCGCGGGCCATCTCGTGTCCGGCGAGGCGCAGACCGTGCCCGCCGCCGCGCCGTACCAGCTCGCCTGCGCCGATCTCACGCGCCAGTGGGCCGCCGATGCCGGCGTCGCCTATGCCGGCGGCGCGGCGCTCGCGGCGCTGCCGCAGGGCGCGACGCCGGCGGCGGGGCAGTACGTGCCGCCCGCCGCGCCCGACGGCGCCTATCTCTTCGCCGCCGCCGACGCGGGCCAGGCGGTGAGCGTGAGCTACAGCTACACGCCGGACGACATCGCGCAGGCCTGCATCGAGCTGGTGGTGCTGCGGTTGAACGAGCGCGGCCGGATCGGCGAGGCGTCGAAGACGCTCGCCGGCGAGACCGTCGCCTTCGTGCAGCAGGACATGACCGCGAGCGTCGCCGCCGCGCTGCAGCCGCATCGCCGCGTGGTGCCGATCCTGTGATCGCCGTGACGCCCGGCGGCGCGGGGGCGCGCGCGGCGCGCCTGGCGCTGGCCGCGGCGCGCATCGCGCGGCGCTTTCGCCCGGCCGCGAGCCTCGCCGGCGCGCGGGAGCAGGCGGGCGCGAGGGGCAGCCTCGCCCGCGCGCGGCGACGCTTCGCTTCCGGCGGCGATCGTGCCGAGGCGCTGGCGGCCGAGATCGTGCAGGAGCTCGAAGCATGAATCGCGAGCCGATCTATGCCGCCCTCTTCGCGCGCCTCGCGGGCGCGGGCGGATTCCGCACCATGAGCCGGCGGCTGCGGCATTGGAGCGCGGTCGAGGCGGCCGAGCAGCCGGCGCTGTTCCAGGTGCAGAAGCGCGAAACGGCACAGCAGGCCGACGGCTCGCCCACGGTGTGGCGCGCCGAACTCGACCTCTATGTCTATTGCCAGGCGCCCGACGACGAGACCGCGCCCGCGAGCGTGCTCAACCCGCTGCTCGATGCGATCGAGGCGGCGCTCGAGCCCGCGGGCGCGGACCTCGCGCTCGGCGCGCAGACGCTCGGCGGCCTGGTGCGGCACTGCCGCATCGCCGGCGCGATCGAGACCGACGAGGGCGCGCTCGGCGGCCAGGCGGTGGCGATCGTGCCGATCGAGATCCTGGCCGTGCCCTGAAAGGAGTGATGCCATGCTTCCCGTGTTCGGTCCCGGTGCCATCGTCCTGCGGCGCACCGACATCGCGAACGGCACGCCGGTGAATATCGGCAAGGCCAACCAGTTCCAGCTCGACCAGCAATTCACCAGCAAGGCGCTCTACGGCCAGAACCAGTTCCCGCTCTACGTGGCGCGCGGCACCGCGAAGTTCACCGCGAAGGCGACGGCGGCGCTGGTCTCGGGCATCGCGCTGAACAGCGCGTTCTTCGGCCAGACCATGGCGGCAGGGCAGCAGGCGACCGCGCTCTCCGAAAGCGGCACGGTCGCCGCCGGCGCGCTCACCGTCGCGAACCATGCGAGCTTCGTCGCCGACCTGGGCGTGGTCTATGCCGCGACCGGCCTGCCGCTCGCCTATGTCGCGGGCACGCCGGCGGCGGGGCAGTACACGCAGACGGGCGGCGTCTATGGCTTCAACGCCGCGGACAACGGCAAGGCCGTGTTCGTCACCTACACCTACACCGTGCCGGGCGCGGGGCAGAGCCTCGCGGTCGGTAATCCGCTCATGGGCGTCACGCCGACGTTCCAGCTCTGGTACTACACCAGCACCGGCGGCGTGCCGCTCAACATCCAGCTCTATAGCTGCGTCGCAGACAAGCTGTCGCTCGCCTTCAAGCTCGAGGACTTCATGCTGCCGGAGCTGAGCTTCAGCTGCTACGCCGACGCCGGCGGCAATGTCGGACTCTACAGCTTCGGCGAGGTGTCCTGATGGCCCTCTCCCCTCGTCATGGCCGGGCTCGGCCCGGCCATCCACGCGATCACGCCAACCGATCGTAGAGATCATCCCAAGCCGGATTGTCGGCCAGGATGAGACGCACCTTCCAGGCGCGCGGCCAGTGCTTGAGGTTCTTCTCGCGCTGGATTGCCGCGCGGATCTCGTCGTGATACTCGGCATAGACCAACCGCTTCAGCCCGTAGCGCCTGGTGAAGCCGTCGGCCACGCCCTCGCGATGTTCCCACGCGCGGCGCGCAAGGTCGGATGTGACGCCGACATAGAGCGTCCCGTTCGGCCGGTTCGTCATGATGTAGACCCATCCGCCGGACATCGGCGCGATCCTGCCATGGTGGTGCGGGGGGTGCCATTGCTGCGTGGATGGCCGGGCCGAGCCCGGCCATGACGATGGTGGGAGATTGCGGGACCTGTGTCCTCCATTCCGCCGTCATGGCCGGGCCTGACCCGGCCATCCACGCACGCGGCGGCGCCGACCTGATATTTATTTGGAGGAACAAATGCGCGAACTGAAATTCGCGGGCCACGAGGGCCGGGCGGTGCAGCTCGGCGGGCGGAGCTGGGTGATGGCGGATCTCGCCCCGCGCCAGTTCCGCAAGGTGATCCCGGCGATCCTCGCGCTGGGGGAGCTGCGCTCGGCCGGCGACCTCGACGAGGCGAAGATCGAGCGCCTGATCGACGCGCTCTACTGGGCGCTCACGCGCAATTATCCCGACCTCGCGCGCGACGAGTTCTACGACCTGCCGATCAAGCTCTCGGAGCTCATCGCCGCGCTGCCGGCGCTCGGGCACGCGGCGGGGCTAGAGCGCGCGGAGGGCGCCGCGGGGGAAGGACAGGGGGCGGCGGCGACTTCCAGGCAAGCGTTGATTCACTGATCGCGCATGTCTGCCAGTCGACCGGCTGGAGCTGGGACGACGCCGAGGACCAGCTCACGCTGCCGCGGCTGCGCGCGCTCAATCGCTACTGGGCGCAGTCGCCGCCGCCCCATGTTCTCTTGGGCCTGATCGTCCGCGCGCTCCTGGGCGTCGCGCGC